TCATCGCACAGGTCGGCTTTTAGATCCGTTTTCACCAAACGAAGTCACCCACACTTTGTGCTCATCCAGAATTTTTGATAATTCAGCAGAGTTCATTTTGTTAATCCTTTTGATAGTCGTAATAAGCAGGAATCGATTTACCGCGCATTTTCTGGTGCGCGTTAATCAAGTGGGTAGGGTGGTTAACCGGCTTCTTGTATGCCGGGTTACGCTTGCGTTCGGTTACTTCCGGCTTCTTGTCGCGGAGAGCTACGAGCGAAGTGGCTCGGTCAACGCGACTTGCATGCTTGCGTGATTCCTCCTGAGAAGCGTCAGGAGCCTCGCAACCTAAAATTGAGTCGATGATATTGCCGATAGCGTCACGCTCGATAGCGAGCTTTCTGCGCCGCTCATGACGGCGAGTTTTAGCGTTACCAGCTGATACTGAAGAACCGTATTGGATAACCGTCATGGATTTGTCCTCGTGTGAAATGGCTTTGGTGATTGGATGGCCGGTGCTGATCTCCGGCTTACCGATTCCCATCGGCTCATGGTGCATCGTCAACTTTACGCGGCTCACCAAGTACCATTTAAGGCAACTTCCGCTACCGAGCGCATCAGCCTGCGCATTCACCCAATCCCAAACCCATCTCGTTTGGTATCTGTTCGCGCTTTGTCAGCGCACCGTCGAAGTTAAAGAGCGATGCCAATCTGTTCCGTTTGGCTACCAGCGTCCTGATGTTGAGATGAATAATATGCGTATAGCGCATATGCGTCAAGCGCATAATATGATGGTGTGGTTAAAAAAGTGGGGAATGTTATGTATGCGTATGAAACAGAAAGAGAAAAATATTTAGGCAGGGTTTGCTACAGGCACAAAAAAGCCCGCACGTGGCGGGCTTAGTATGCAAAAGGTGGGTTATCCGTGACGGCGGAACTGCTGAGACTGGCTCAGCATTACACGTCCAGCTACATGAAACATATGCATTTCTTCTTCTGAAATTGTCCACTCACGATAGCGAGGATTGTCAGAAATCACAATCAGCTGGCTCTTCACCTTTTGCAGTCGTTTAACAAACATGTCGCCATTGAAGCTGAAAACGTAAATGCCATCACCGTCAAAAACACTAACTCCGACATCTACAAAGATTAGATCGCCTGGCTCTATGGTTCCTTCCATGCTGTCACCGCGAACGTTGATGAGCTTCACAGATGATTCTGGCCGGTTACCAAAAATAACCCTGGCCTGGTCAGGCACGTACTCAATAGACCGTATAACTTCTACAACGTCTTTCGAGGCAGCCCCATCACCTGCGCTTGCTGAAACATCAAGAACGTCAATTCGATACACATCATTCCTCCCCTTTTTTATAATGGAACCAACACTGTATGTATCTACAGTATCACTGGCTTCATTAGAAGAGAATAGCTCAGCTACAGGAACTCCGAGAGCTTCTGCAATCTTTTGAATGAGAGTATCGCTATAACCCTGCATGCCGCGCTCCAGGCGTGACAGGTTCCCTACGTCGCTGTCTACGCGCAACGCAAGCTCGCTGAGGGTCATCTTATTCGCTTTGCGAATTTGTCGGATCTTGTCGCCTATTTTCATGGCTCATATTCAACCTTTTTTATGCGTGACACGCAAAGCGTCTTGCGCATATTTTTTATTTCGCATATTATGCGTATAGCGCATTACGGAGGTGCAATATGCAGACGCCACTTAGAAAAATGCGTGTAGAGAAAAAGCTGACAATCGCCGAGGTAGCCATCGCAACACAGTTGGACGTTGGCAACCTAAGTCGAATCGAAAGGGGAATGCAGGTTCCATCTCTCGAAACAGCTGAGAAGCTCGCAAAGTTCTTCAAAGGGAAGATTAGCGAGATGCAGATTCTCTACCCGCACCGATACATGAAGGCGACTGATTCAGCCGCCTAAGCAGTACCCGCTCTTTACCAATCTGAACCGCCGACAACGCGGTAAATCATTTAAGTGGCAGACCCCACGGTCTGCGCACGTATCTATCTAAACAACAAAGGAAGAATACCGAATGGAAAACGCAAGTTATAGCAAGCCATCCCAGCGCGACATCGACCGCGCAGAGACAGATTTACTCATCAATCTCTCTACGGTCACACAGCGCGGCCTGGCAAAGATGGTGGGGTGTCATGAATCGAAGATAAGCCGGACAGACTGGCGCTTCATAGCATCAGTTCTGTGCGCGTTTGGGATGGATTCAGATATCAGTCCGATCAGTCGTGCATTCAGGCATGCACTGGAAGGAATTACCAAAGAAAAAGCCCCGATGAGCGGTAACTCATTCGAGGCTTAGCAAACTGTGTTACGCCAACACAATCAACAGGAGACATTTTAATGCGAAAACGCAGGAAGTACCAGGAAAAAGAAGAGATTCGGCACCCTGAATCACCTGACGGGTTGGTTGTAGCGGCAGCCAATAACAGATCGTTCGCTGAACGGTTCATTGGTGTTTATCGACTGGCTAAGGCAGGAGTGAAGAATGGGCGTCGTTAAATTAGCAGACTACCGGCAACAAGAACGCCGCGTAAACCAGCAGGAGGCAGCCGGTATGGGGTTTGTCTCTATACACCGCCAGTTTATGGATAGCCGACTCTACAAGGACTCTCAGGCCGTGCATCTTTGGGTGCATCTCATCCTCAAGGCAAACCATGAGGATGCCGTCGTAAACACCGATGTTGGACCGGTCACCGTTGAGCGCGGGCAGATGATTACAGGCCGCCCGACACTGGTCAGCGAAACGTTCATTCCCGACAACAAAGTGAAAAGCCTCCTGCGCAGTTTTGAGGCTAAAGGGATGATTACCGTCACGTCGATGCAGAAGAAATTCAGCCTCATCACCATCGTAAAATATGACGATTTTCAGACTCAAAATTGTCCAACGAATGTCCAAGACTTGTCCAACGCAAACACCAGTAAAAATGCGGCTCTCAGAGCTGTTTGTCCAAGCGATGTCCAACGTTTGTCCATAAACAATAATATAAATAATAACTCATTACCTAAAGGTAATGAGTATGTCGCAAACGAGCCTGAAGAACAGAATCAAAAGCCCGTCGTGCAGAAGCCAAAAATTTCCTGCGAAGAAGTCTGGCAATGCCTGAAAGATGAATTGCCAGAAGCCAGGGGGTGGAGATGCCTCACTGATGAGCGTCGTAACCTCATCCGCACCTTCTGGGGCAAGGCGAACAAGATCGCCCGCAATCTGGATGGCAAGCCTCTCGACATGGAAGGCTTCAGGGGATACCTGAAATACATCAGCGAAAACTGCCGCTGGATGCTGGAAGACCGGCCTGACCAGAAGACCGGCAGGACGTGGCGCCGCATGAAGTTTGACAGCTTCCTGAACTCTAAGCTCTACATCGAAGTGCGTGAGGGTGATCGCGATGACCGATGACATCAAAACCCCGCCATGTAACTACGAAGCTGAACAGGCCGTTCTCGGCTCAGTGATGGTCGCCCCGGACAGCGACAACGTCCAGAAGGTGCTCGGCTTCCTGAATGCGGACATGTTCTACAGCAGGCAGCACGGCAGAATCTTCGCAGCGTTGCAGGGGCTGAACGCCAAAGGCAAAGCGCTGGATATACTGACCCTGTCAGACGCTCTGGAAATGCAGGGAGAGCTTGAACAGGTAGGCGGCTTTGCTTATCTGGCAGACATATCCCGCAACACGCCAAGCGCTGCAAACGTCATGCACTACGCCAATGTCGTGAAGGACAAATCGACCGAGCGCATGGCAATCGAGCAGGCAACGCAGATGCTTGAGGTGCTCTACTCGCGCTCAGGAATGACGACCGCACAGAAGCTGGAAGCGGTTCAGGCGCTTGCGATGAAGGTCGATGACAAAGCTAAAACCGGCAATCATCGTGGCCTGATGACGTTCAGGGATGCATTCAACAAGTGGACTTATCAGGTCGGTGAGCGACTGGAAGGCAACCCGTCATCGGTAGGCCTGACGTCCGGGATTGAGGCTCTGGACGAAATGCTGGAGCCCAAGCGAATCGTGCGCGGCTCTCTTTTCGTTGTCGGCGCGCGGCCAAAGATGGGTAAGACCACCGTCTACCAGAAAATGGCTATCCACTGCGCACTGGTAGAAAACCTGCCAACCCTCGCATTCAGCCTCGAAATGCCGACCGAGCAACTGGTAGAGCGAATCATCTCGCAGCACTCCCGAGTGAAGTCTGATGTTTTTTACCAGAATGGCTACAACGAAAACCAGTTCGCCCAGGCACTAGCCATGGGTACGCAGATTGCCGACAGCAACAACCTGTACATCGACGACACGCCGGGCCTGTCTCTGGCTCACATCGTATCCGAGTCGCGCCGCATTAAGCGCGAGCGTGGCGAGGTGGGGATGGTTCTTGTCGACTACCTGACGCTCATGGCTGCCGAGAAGGCGGATACCGAGTCTCAGGCGTACGGCATCATCACCAAAGGCCTCAAGATACTGGCTAAAGAGCTTAACTGCGTTGTCGTGCTTCTGACGCAGCTTAACCGTGGTTCAGAGGCTCGCGCCAATAAGCGACCGCAGCCGAGCGACTCACGCTCTACCGGCCAGATTGAGCAAGACTGTGATTACTGGCTCGGTATCTATCGTGAGAATGAGGATGATGAAACTGTTAACCCGGCAGAAACAGAGCTGCTTTTGCGACTCAACCGTCACGGAAACACAGGCACCGTTTATGTTGAGCAGCGCAACGGCATTCTTTACGACATCGACCAGCAAGAGGCGCGTTTCCGCAGGGAAGAGCGCGAACGCAAACCGAATAAGAAAGGGGGATTTTGATGAGCACTATTAGCAATGAGCGTTTAGAAAAGCTGTCCGAATACGACTGCGCGGACAGGTATGAGGTTATGTCGATGGCGACCGAGCTCCTGGCGCTGCGCAAAGAGCGGGAGAAGGAAGAATCAGCCGTTTGCCCAAAATGCGGCAACACTGGATTAGCCGATAGCGGCGGGGTGCAGCCATGGGGAGAGCCAATTCTCATTGAGTGTGATTGCACAGCACCGCCCGCGCCGGATATTGCTGATGACTCTCTGCCGTATGACCCACAGATTGCTGAGTATGAGCAAATGATGGAAGCAGAGCAGGCTCAAGCCGACACCACCTCGCAGCAGTGCGAATCTCTGGCAGGTAAGGCGGTGAGTGGCTGGATTCCATGTAGCGAGCGGCTGCCGGATTTAAAGCAAGAAATTTTATGTGTTAATCAGTGGGGCGAGGTTGAGGCGGCCATTTACGATGTTGGATACATTCCAGGAGAACCCTTTTTCGCAACGAGCGCCGGGGAATTCTATCCAACCCACTGGCACGCCTTACCTGAACTGCCATGCAAATAACCCTCGACGACATAGACACCATCGCCAGGTACATCGGCACTCCTCGCTTCATCGACATCGAAACACTCACTAAACAATATCTCAATTCCAGCCTGCTAATTGCTTTGGAAGCGATAATCCGCGCGAGGTATTGAGCGGAGAATCGTCATGATAACCAAATTGCAAATAATGAAATGGTTCGAAATGAACCGGAAAGGCACCGTTAAGCAACTCGTCGAGGAACTTGGCGGCAAGGGCGAGCGCGTAGCTACGGTCATCTGCGGCCTTGTGAAAGAGGGCGTGTTGACTCGCTCTGCAAGCACCTGCATGGGTACGCGCTGCCGCATGTATGAGCTTAGCGAGGGGAAAACGAATCGCCAGCGCATTCGCGAATATGTCACCGAGCATGGGCCAGTATCGTCTCGCCAGGTATCAGATGGTACCGGCTTAGATATGGGCGCAGTCCAGCGCATTCTCCGCGATGAACACGATGCAGGGCGTATTGAGCGCTACCACTCAGAGAAATGCAGCGAGCACCAGGGCTCATTCCTGTATGTCGCAGCGCATGAGTTATGTCAGTTCGGATGTTCAAATCCGATGACTGCGTTCATCAATCAGCAGCTGCGCGCGGTGCGACAGGAGATGCGGGTATGAGCATCATAATGCTGGTCTTCATCGGCTTGTGCTTCATGTTCGCGGCCATCGTTAAGCAGGACGGCCTGATGTTCACTGACGCGCTGATTCTGCTGTGCAGTGCATTCGTATTGGCTAAAGAGGAGAAGCGCCGTGGATAAGAGCAGAGAGCAGTTTGAGAAATGGATGAGTGATGATGGCAAATATTCGTTAGCAATAGAGAAAACGGGTGAAGATTACATTCTAGCTACGACCAGAGTGCAATGGGAAGCATGGAAGGCATCCCGCGCAGAGGTGGAAGTAGAAATCCCGGAAGTGGAAAAGTGGCGCTCACCAGAAGCGGTAATGGCGCAAAGGGCAATGTTGGTGCTTGTTAAGCAAGCTATCAGTGACGCCGGTCTCAAGGTTAAGGGGGAGTGATGACGTGGACTCCCGTCAATGGCGCACAAAATATGCCCGTAGGAAAGTGGCTGGTTCAACTTTCCGATGGGGATTTTGCAGTGGCAAAAATTCACGAAGAAGTCCAGGTAGTGGGAGGGCATTTCCATTTTGATGCGCCGCCTGTAGTGGCTTACATGCCGCTTCCAGTACCGTATGCAGGAGTGAAAAATGAGGAAACAAACGTTTGAAATCCGCACCCCGATAGTCCAGCAAAACGCCATCCGCACCATCCAGCAGCTTTACCCCGACCCGGAAAGACCTCTCATCGTAACCATTCAGGAAAAGACGCGCTCAGTAGAGCAGAACAAACGTCTTTGGGCCACGCTGCGCGATGTGTCTGAACAGGTCGTATGGCATGGCGCAAAACTGGATAGCGAAGACTGGAAGCACATCTTCACGGCAGCGCTTAAGGGGCAGCGCTCAGCACCAGGCATCAACGGCGGCTTTGTCGTGCTCGGGCAGTCGACCAGCAAGATGAGAATTAGCGAATTCAGTGAGCTTCTGGAGCTGATTTACGCATTCGGCGCAGAGAGAGGCGTCAGTTGGAGTGAAGACGCTCGGGAAGCGATTGAGTGGGCTAAGAGAACAGGAAGGAAGGTGGCAGCATGAAGCGATGTTACAGATGCGGTGAGCTAAAAGACGATTATCGTTTCCGCCCTGGTCAGCCTTACTGGTTTCAGTGGTGTATCCGGTGCGAGCGCTCTCCGATTGGTCAGTTTCCGCTACCTCAGACTCAGGAGGACGTATGGCGCGACAGCGACGAAGTATCACCGACATAGTCTGCGAAAACTGCATCTACCGCGTTACCCACCGAAAGAAACGAAAGCCAGAAGTATCCCAGTCCGACATAAAAACCTTCGCGTATACCTCTCACCTTCACGATGTGATGTGGGAGCGCCTGCGCGCCAGGAGGAAGCATGCTTAACCCCATCCAAACCCAAGCATACGAGCAGCAGAGCATAGCCAGAGCTCTCTGCGCAGGATGCAGCAAGCATCTGGAGCCGGATGAAACCTACGCATGCGGCGAGTGCATCAACGAATGGCTTGTGTATCGAGACCCAAACTCACAAATGGCGGAGGGTAATGATGACGTGGCTTTATGACATTTTACTAAAACTTTCCATGTTTGCGGCAGAAAGGCTCTACAAGGAAAAGGTTGAACAAGTTGATGTTTGGCTGAAGAGCGGGCGACAGGTGTGCTTGATGACAAGGGATAGCGCCGACCAGCTAAAGCGGGTTGCCGAAAACCTCCGCGACGCCTGGACACCACAGCAAGTTGACGAGCTGAAGGCTGCGATTAAAAAAATCAGAGAGGAGGAAGCTAATGGCTAAATCACCTCGCCGACGCTGTAAAAACGAAGAATGTAGGGAATGGTTCCACCCGGCATTCGCCAATCAGTGGTGGTGTGGGCCCGAGTGCGGCGCAAAGATAGCGCTGGAGCGACGAAGCAGGGAACGCGACAAAGCACTCAAAGCAGCAGAGAAGAAACGACGAAGAGAAGAACAGCAGCAGAAAGACAGACTCAAGATTCGAAAGCTCGCCTTAAAGCCCCGCAGTTACTGGATTAAACAAGCACAGCAAGCCGTAAACGCCTTCATCAGAGAAAGAGACCGCGACCTGCCATGCATCTCGTGCGGAACTTTCACATCCGCTCAGTGGGATGCCGGTCACTACCGGTCAACTGCTGCGGCTCCTCAGTTTCGCTTTGATGAACGCAATATCCATAAGCAGTGCGTCGTGTGCAATCAGCACAAGAGCGGCAATCTCGTGCCGTACCGGGCGGAGCTTATCCGGCGCATAGGGCTGGCAGCCGTCGAGGCTATTGAATCAAACCACAGCCGCCACCGCTGGACTATCGAAGAGTGCAAGGCGATCAAAGCGGAGTATCAGCAGAAGCTTAAAAACCTGCGTAACAGCCGGGAGGAAGCAGCATGAGCGAAATAAGCAGAGAGGTTTGCGAGGAGTATCTCGATGCGTTAGTGACGGTCGAGTTAGCCGCAAAGCTGGCGCAGAAAGACGGCCGCAAAATCAACTCGACTATCCGCGCAACGGTGAGCGCCCTACTGCCGCGACTGAGCGACCGGAAAGTCAGGGGCATATTCACCGGCCTTGCACGCCAGCCATTCCCGGACGGTGCGCTCAAGATGTTAAGGCGACAACTCGATTCAATGGTGGGGGAGCCAGTATGAGCACAGTAACCCATATCTCATCAGCTCAGCAGCGCCAGAAGGATAAGGAGATGCTAGAGGCTATCGAGTGGCAGCTTAACAACGTTCACGAGACGGAGAAGCGTCTGATGGAAATGCGTCGGGAGCTGGTAAATCGGCTCGGCATCAACAAACCAGAGGGAGGCGATGCAGCATGACGGTACGCGAATTAAGCCTTACCAAAGAGCAGCACGACTGGATTAACGGATGGCTGGAGCTATGGGGCGCATGGGTTTATTCAGGTCGACTGGAAAAGCGCATGAGCAGCGTTATCGCCAAGTTCATGGAGAGCGTAGAGCCGGGAAGAATTATGACAAGACCAATGTGCAACGATGATGATGGAATGTTGATTTCTCAGGTCGTCGATTCCGTCATGCGCATTGATAAAAAGGCTTTTGGTATTCTTCTCAGCTACTACGCTCATGGGTCATCTAAATACTCCATATCATCCTACTATCACAAGGTCGCAAGTCCCCGCAAAATGATGCGGCGCGGTGGAGAGCGCCTGGCAAAACCGTCACTGGCTACCTGCCGACGTGAAGTGGACGATATCCTGAAAGCGTCACTGTTCATTTTGTACAATCCGCTCGAACATGCTTTTAAAACTCGCAAACGTGTAGAGAAAGTGAAGCGAGTCGCATAAAACGTGTTGACATCATTGAGCAAATGAGCAATGATATTCGCATAAGCTGCCGTTAGTGACTCTTAAGTTACCTCGGCAGCTTTTTTATTTTCACAACAGGTAAGAGCATTGAGTCGATAATCGTGAAGAGTCGGCGAGCCTGGTTAGTCAGTGATCTTTCCTGTTGTGGTGAATGCGCAGGCTGATGCGCTATAGCTGTATATATCTATGTGGGGTCATCGTAAGCGGGTCACGGAAACCACTGAGGAGTTGCGACCTCGGTAATAAATCGCGATATACAGGAAACGCTATGACCGGAGATCAGCACCGGCCACCACACATATTCAGACGGCAGAAAAGAAAATCCCCGCCGAAGCGGGGAACATCTTAACCTGGTGGGTTATGGGACATCTCTTCGAGGACTGTACATCTTCCCGTTGAGCACTATGCACCCCATGCTAATCCACTTAGTAACCTGTTGAGGTAGCACTCCACACGCTAAGGCGAAATCAGCCTGGCTCGGGAAGTTCTTCTCAATGTACTCTTTGATCGGCATAGTCGCAGATCAAAACTCAGCGAAACATTTTTCGACGAAGCGTTCGCTTTCTTCGTCAACTGAGATTGCTTCATCAAACGCCACGTCATAACCGAGAGACTCGGCCTTGCGTTGAACGAAAGCGAAAAACTCTTTTGCTTCTTCTTTGCTCATGTCGAAACGTGAATCCGGTGCGTAGGTGTTAATGGTGATAGTTGTCATAGCATTCGCTCCTGTTTAGATGGGTAGATAATAAACCAAAACGGTTTATATGTTATGACATGCATCACAATATCCATACAAACCTTAAGGCTCGCTTCGGCGGGCCTTTTTCGTATTAGGCCACAGGCAATCAATCACAGATGAACCCTCGCATCTTTTGCCTCGATGGCCTTTCCTAGCTACACCACAGCACTTCCATTATCGGAGGTGTGAGAAATGCTACGTATGAATACCAACAACGGATTCTGGTCGTATTTCTGGTCAGGTCTAACGGGATTCTTCGCCATGTTGACTCTTCAGGATGTTCTGTTTGCCCTGGGATTTGTCATAACGGCGACATTCACCTGGCTGACATATCGTTCAAACGACCTAAAGAACAAAGCAGCGATTGAGGAAGACCGGAAGCGAACCGAAATCCTCAAAGCTGCATATGCCCGTGGTGATGTAACGAACATTTCCGAGGGTGCCAAAATCGTCAAAGACATCGATCAGGAACTGTCGCCATAGGTGAGACCATGCAGATACCAGCGAAACTACGTACTGCACTGGTTGCAGCTGCGGCGGGAGGGGCGTCATTTATCGCTGGCGTCCTGATACAGGACCAGGAAGGCGTTAAGTACAAGCCTTACCTCGACCCTGTCGGCATTCCTACTGTGTGTGCAGGAATTACCGGCCCTGATGTGAAGATGGGCAAGGTCTACACAAAGCAGGAATGCGATGACCTTCTGAATAAGCACATGCAGCCGGTTGTCAAGGCCGTGGATGCCTCAGTCAAGGTTCCGCTGTCCACTTACCAGCGCGCCGCGCTCTATTCGTTCACCTACAACGTAGGGGTAAGCGCTTTCCGCTCATCAACGTTGCTTAAAAAGCTCAACAACGGCGACAGAAAAGGAGCCTGCGACGAACTGCGAAAATGGACGTGGGCGGGCGGCAAGCAGTGGAAGGGATTGCAAACTCGCAGGGAGATAGAGCGCGAGCTATGCAGGGCGGATAAAGCCAATGACCTTTAACTGGAAGCTCATACTGTTCGCCGTAATGACTCTGTTACTGGCAATTGCCATAGTCATCGCCAGTTATTACCGGTCAGCGCTCACAGAATCGCAGGCATCTTTAACCAAAGTTAATCGTGAATTAAATCTGGCTAAAGATACTATCAAAGACATGCAGACTCGCCAGCGCGATGTCGCAGCGCTCGACGCAAAATACACACAGGAACTAGCAGATGCGAATGCTGAAAATGATGCTTTGCGTAAGCGTCTCGATAATGGTGGCCGGGTGCGCGTCAAAGGAAGCTGCCCTGTGTCAGCCACAACCAAAACCTCCGGCACCTCCGGCATGGGCAATGATGCCACCGTCGAACTCTCTGACGTTGCTGGACGAAACGTTCTCAGTATCCGAGCCGGAATCATCAGCGACCAAACATCCCTGAAAGTCCTTCAGGACTACATCCGGCAACAATGCCTCAAATAAATTGTGTAACCCCGTAAGGATGGTGATCGCAATCTGGCTGACGGGTAAGCCGTAAGTGGGTTAGCCATTCCGTGAGGAATCGCGAAGCCTGCGACCATGACAACCCCCAAGAAGATTTACCCTCAGCAACAAAGCAATATCGGCCTCGCTTATGCGGGGCTTTTTTATGCGCTTCGCACGCGCAAAAAATAACCCGAGCCTTTCAGAAAGCTGAGCCTGAGAACAACCGTTGGTGTCATTGCGGCCTCTCGGGTGACGGCTGTTCTGTGCGACAGGCTCATCTTCCTTAAAGGTGTCAGCAATGAATATTGTTCCATTGAACTACAAAGGCGAAGCTATTCGTTTTAATACCGACGGATGGATAAATGCTACCGATATCGCTGATCGCTTCGGCAAGCGACTAGACCACTGGCTGTCCAATGCAGAGACGCTGGAATATGTGAGGGCATTGGATGAGGTCTATTCAGGATCACCATCTGAAATCTTACATACCCGTAAATCCGGGTATGTAAAAACCAGCAAAGCGCGTAAAGACAGGGGCGGTGGTACGTGGCTGCATCCAAAGCTATCGGTCGCCTTTGCCCGTTGGTGCGACCCTAAATTCTCCGTCTGGTGCGACCTGCATATTGATAGCCTGCTTCGTGGCGAACTTACCGAGCAACAGAAGTTTGAGCAAGCCTGTCGGATTCGAGATGACCGGCAATCAAAAGCCAGCAATGGGGCACGAGAAATGGCCCGCTGGCGATGGGATAAGCCCGGCATTGAAGCCAACGTTGAATTCTGGCGTGAGCAACTCCAGTTAACACTGGACATCGCAATTTAGAGGCTTGGAGAGGTGAGAGCCTCTTTCACAACGGCTCTCCATTACAAAAAATACCAGCTGCCAGCGGGCTAGATAATGGTATAATTATTCAAATGGCGCTGGATTAGGATACTGCGATGAGATTCGAAGATAATCAGATAATTTACGAAAGCGACCTGAATATTTTTGACCTGCACGACCGAGTCATTGACTTCTCTGTAGACCCGCACATTAAAGAACCAGATAAACCTATTGGCATCTATCGAGCCATTTATAAAAATGGAATCGAAATAGCTCATTGGATACAGCCAATCGAGTGACCCATAACCGTCCCCCTCCGGGCGGTTTTTTATTGGAGCAAACATGGCTGAAACCTACCGCATCACAGTCAAAACCAAAACAGGCGAGACCCATGAAGGTCTGATGAGGCGATCTCAGCCAGAGATTATCAACGGCTTCATCGGCATCGCCAGAGAGGACGGCTCATGGGTATACCTGGCACCTGATAATGTGCAGGAGATGGAATACGTTCCTGAGCCTGAAGCCGAAGAACAAACATCGTAAGGAAAGACTATGGCGACCGAATCAAAAACTGGCCGCCCTTCTGATTATCTACCAGAGGTGGCTGCTGACATCTGCTCACTGCTTGCCGATGGTGAAAGCCTGCGCAAGGTGTGTGAGCGTCCAGGCATGCCGAATAAGTCGACTGTCTTCCGCTGGCTTGCTCAGCATGAAGAGTTTCGCGACCAATACGCGAAAGCCACGGAGACGCGCGCCGACGCTATTTTCGAAGAGATGTTCGATATTGCCGACACAGTAGCTGAAGAGGCTGCCGCAGTAGGTAAGGCAAGACTTCGAATTGATACCCGCAAATGGGCGCTGGCCCGAATGAACCCTAAGAAGTATGGCGACAAGGTCAGTCAGGAGATCGACCACAAGTCTTCCGATGGCAGCATGACTCCTCAGCCAACAACCATTCAACTCGTACCGGTAGAGCCAACACATGAGCCAGACAGTACAGCTACCGATACCGGCGAAACTGGCACCACTGTTTATAGCGCCGAATAAGCGATATCGCTGCTCACATGGCGGGCGAGGTAGCGCAAAGACACGAACATTTGCACTAATGACAGCCGTTAAGGCCTATCAGGCTGCCAATAATGGCGAGTCAGGCGTCATTCTGTGCGCCCGTGAGTTTATGAACTCACTGGAAGAGTCGAGCATGGAAGAAGTGAAGCAGGCCATACGTGCGGTTCCCTGGCTCGCTGCTAACTTCGATATTGGCGAGAAGTACATTCGAACGCTGGATAAGCGGGTGAGTTATGTGTTCTGCGGCCTCCGCCACAACCTCGACAGCATTAAGTCGAAAGCGCGCATTCTTCTGTGCTGGGTGGACGAAGCCGAGACAGTCAGCGAGGTAGCATGGCAGAAGCTTGACCCCACCGTGCGCGAGGATGGCTCTGAAATATGGGTTACCTGGAACCCTGAGCGCGATGGCAGCGCGACGGACAGGCGCTACAGGAAAGAGCCGGGCGACGACTGCATCACCGTCGAAATGAACTATATGGACAACCCCTGGTTCCCGCGGGTTCTGGAAGGCGTCCGCAGGAAAGACCAGAAGCGCCTAGACCCGGCGACCTACGCCTGGGTATGGGAAGGCGCTTATCTCGAAAACTCCAATAAGCAGGTGCTGGCTGGCAAATACCGAGTAGCAGAATTCTCTGATGAACTGTGGAAAGAGGCAGAGCGCTTGTTCTTCGGTGCCGACTTCGGGTTCGCGAAAGACCCGAACACGCTGGTTCGCTCCTTCATCCTGCAAAACCGGCTGTACATCGAGTACGAGGCTTACGGGCAGCAAACTGAACTTGACCACATGCCGGCGCTTTACGACACAGTGCCGGGCGTGCGCGAATGGCCCATTAAGGCTGACTCAGCACGACCAGAGACAATCAGCTATCTCAAACGCCAGGGATTCAATATCTCCGCCGCTGAAAAGTGGCAAGGCAGCGTAGAAGACGGCATAGCCCATCTGCGAGGCTTTGACGAAATCATTATCCATCCCCGATGCAAAAACGTCGCTCGTGAGGCTCGTATGTGGTCGTACAAGACCGACCGCATTACCGGTGAAGTGCTGCCTAAACTCGCTGATGGTGACGAGCATACATGGGATGCGATCCGCTACAGCCTCGACGGATACATCAAGCGCAAATCTAAAGGCGCAATCTTCTTCTAAGGAGCTCATCAGTGAGTGAACAACAAGGCGAGGTTTCATTCCTCGTGAACGCCCTTGCTGATGCGATAGGGCGGCAACGAATGCTGTACGCCAATGGACAGAACGGCAACACCAAGCGCACCAAGCTGTGGGATGAGTTCGGATATCCGAGTGAGGTAGGTTTCGACCAGTACTATCGTGCTTATGAGCGTAATGCTGTAGCTCATGCAGCGGTGCATAAGCTTCTGGAATCCTGCTGGGTGGACAACCCGACAATCATCGACGGCGAAGAGAAGGATGAGTCTGGCGAGACCACGGAATGGGAGCGCACCGTACAAAAGCTTCTAAAACGCCATTGGGCGAAGCTGAAAGACGCCGACCGCCGTAACCTCGTGGGGCGCTACTCAGCCCTGTTAATTCAGGTTAAGGATGGCCGCGAATGGAAAGACCCGATCAACGCTGACTACATCCGGTCACTCGGCACTGAGCGACTGAAGGCGGTGGTTAAGCTTATCCCTGCGTGGGAAGCGCAGATTAAGCCAGGAAATTTCGACACAGATACAATGTCGGAAACCTACGGGCAGCCAGTGATGTACAACTTCAACGAGCAGCCGGTCGGGGATGACGGCACTTATGGTCCTGTGCGTAGTGTTCAGGTTCACCCGAGCCGCGTAATCATCCTATGTGAAGGCGCAGAAGACGAGAATATGCTCTCCGGCATCCCACTCTTGCGCGCCGGGTACAACAAGCTGCTGGACATTGAGAAAACGTCAGGTGGTAGCGCTGAAGGCTTCCTGAAGAACGCAAGTCGCCAGCTTGGGATTGCGTTCGACAAAGACACAGACATGCAAAACCTTCAAGCGCAGGCCGAGAAAGCAGGGTTCAAAGACCTCGGCGACGCGTTGAATGACAAGATTTCCAGAATGAACCGCGGTACGGATTCGGCACTGGTCATGCAGGCTGGCGCGCCGTCTGTCCTGTCAGTCGCAGCCGCTGACCCGACTCCTACATGGACAGTAGCAGCTAACGAGTTTGCCGCGACGATTCAGTGTCCGTTCACCATTCTCTTTGGTCAGCAGACCGGGCGTCTTGCTTCAGATGAGGACAAAACTGATTGGGCCAAGCGCTGCAATGGTCGTCGCTGGGGCTTCATGTCCGACTTCATCACCCGCGTCATTGAGCGCTTCTGGGAGATTGGCGTCATCGACCCGCCGGCATCTGGCGAGGTCACGCTCGCATGGTCTGATTTACTCGCGCCGAGTGAAAAAGAGAAGATCGCAAATATGCAGGCGATGGCAGCCGTGGCTAAAGACACTCAGCAGGCATACGGCACTCCAGCGATTACTGAGAATGAAATCCGTGCTGTCGGTGAGCTTGAGCCAATCAGTGAACCAGAGGAGCCTGCCGGCACCGCGACTACAGACCCGCTGACAGGTGACCCAATTGAACAACCGACAACGACCGGGCAGCCCGATAATTCCGCGCAATAAAGCCGACCCCACGCAGTCATACCGACCGGTTAACCGGATGTTCCGGGATATCGAGAATCGCTATTACCAGATAAAACTGGCGCTGAAGCAGTTGCTCGATGCGTATCTGGTCGGCAGGGAGCGCAGTGGCAATTCTCTCTACGGTTACATCCTGGCGAGAGACGGCAGCAAGCCTGACACGCTCTACCAGGTGAACGCTGGCACATTCATCTATGATATGTCGCCACAGCAACTGTCTGACCTGCTGCTGCGCATAGAAAAGATTCTGGACGATTATCTCCTTGAAGGTGGGAGTAACAACCTTTGGGCGCTCCAGTACGTTTCTGATGAGTATCAGCGCGGCACATTGCAGGCATTCACCAATCTGTCAGCGCAGTCAGCAATCTATGAGCAGTCAACGACGCTTCAGCAGTTGCTAAGCAGTCCGGCGTATCAAAACCAGGTGGCAGCGGCTTACATCTCTACCTACAGCGAATGGCGGGGAATAACTGATGCTGCTCGCGCTGACCTGGCGAACATAGTTTCTGATGCAATAGGGCGCGGTGTTAACCCAAGAGAGACGGCCAGCCTGATTAGCAATCGTCTCGATGTGTCGATGAGCCGAGCCAAAACGATAGCGCAGACGGAGCAGGTGGGCGCGTTACGGCAGGCTCAATGGTCGGAGGCTGAATGGTCGAAGGAAAGGCTGGGGCTCAACACTGCGCTGTTGTGGATATCGGCTCTGAAATCGACGACACGCCCTTGGCACGCTGCGCGACACGGTAAGACTTTCACCACGGAAGAAGTGGAGGCTTTCTACGCGCAAAATGGCAACCGGTACAACTGCTATTGCAGCCAGATCCCCGTATTACTTAATGAAGATGGTGGCCTGTTTAATCAGGGGTTGGAGGAAAAGCTGGCGCAGGAACGCCAGCGATGGGGGTGATTATTTTACTTCGGTAACCATCGTAATTCTTAAGCCCTGAACGCTAGTTACTCCTGGTTCTGGTCGATAGTGGTGGGCGGAGTCGCGCATCGCCGCTTCAATAACCTCCGGATCAGAATCAGATAAAGGGTGATCACTCTCGATATTCACATCGCGGAATCCAGCGTCACCGCTGACTTGGTAAGTAATTTTATAAATAGCCATCATTTAATCTCCATTTTTTACAAGCCTTGAGAATTTAATCGCCAATTAAAAAGCACTCAACTCGCATGAGGAATAATCGTGAAGCTATCCAGCATCCACGTTAAATCCCTCGCCATCAACTCTTCAAACATCTCAACTGAAACCATCGACGGTGACGAGCATATCGTCATTCGTGGCGTCGTGCCTGTCGTGGATGACGTTGTCATGAATGGCGGGTTGTATCCGGCTGAGGAGATTAACAAGAGCTTTAAAACGCTCGAAGGCAACCCGATGCCTTTCGGGCACCCGAAGATTGGCAACGAGCACGTCAGCGCCACCAACCCGCGAGCGGTTAACCAGTTCCACGTCGGCGCATGGGCTGAGAACGTCCGCAAAGACGGTGACCGGGTTGTCATGGACATGAAGGTCAACAAGCGTATCGCGCAGTCGAGCGAGAAGGGTAAGCGCCTTATCGAGCGGCTTGATGAGCTTCAGGCTAACTCAAACGCTGAGCCGATTCACGTATCTACCGGGCTCCTGCTGCGCCGCGAGCAGAACAGCGGAAAGTCGAAGGGTAAGAGCTACTCATGGGTCGCCCGCAACATGCAGTTCGACCACGTAGCCATTCTTCTCGATGAGCCAGGAGCTGCAACACCTGAAGATGGCGTCGGCATCTTCGTTAACGCAGATAACTCCCAACAGGAAGTAAGCGTAGAAAACGCAGACCTCGCGCAGGCATCGAACTGCACCAGGGAAGGGCTGCTTAACAAGACCAAATTCTTCTTCACAAACGCATCAAATTTCTCATTCGACGATATCCAGCGGGCTATTAGCGACAAGCTCCGTGAGGGTCGCGACAACGATGATTGGGTATGGCCGGAAAGCGTATGGCCGGACTCCTTCGTTTATCGGGATGCAGATAAATATTTCAAACAGAAGTACCTCATCGACGATGACGGCAAGGCTCAATTCGTCGGCGAACCTGTAGAAGTCGTGCGCAAACCACCTGAGTACGAAATTAAAACCAACGGAGAAAGAGATCCGATGAAAGACATGATTATCAATGCGCTGAAAGCCGCTGGTAAGCCGACAGAAGGCAAATCAGAAGCTGAGCTGCTGGATGCGTTCAACCAGATGGCTGTTGAGAAAGCAGCTTCTAAAGGTGAGACGCCGGAAGAAAAGGCCGCTCGCGAGAAGAAAGAGGCTGAAGAAAAGGCAGCCAAAGACAAAGCCACCAACAGCGAAGAAGCCCCGGCATGGTTTAAGCCGTTTGCCGACAAGCTGAGCTCTATCGAATCCGGCCTGACCGCTAACGCCGACCAGGAAAAAGCGACCAAGCGCGAAGCGGTTAAAGCCAAGTTCAAGCTCGACGACATGGCAGTTAATGCCCTCGACGGCGCGGCTCTGGATGGCCTGTATGCACAGTGCGCAACCACTCGCAGCCTGTCCGGCGCATTCAACCATTCCACCGATAAACCCTTCTCTGAGATGCCGGAGTAATAAAATGGCTAAAGACGGTAAACACGTAATTCACGCGGGTGGCGTATTCCCGAACCCGCTTCTGAACCGCGAAGGCGGGGCAGCCGCAGCGACTCAACCGGGCACCATCGGCGTATTCACTAACGGCAAATTCACTGCATCCACCAACGGTGGCGAAAGCGCTGTGCTGTATGTGGCTAACTATGACTATCTGCGCTGCATGGGAGTCGATGACGTCATTCCGGCTAACGAGCTGGTCGTCGGCATCCAGTTACTGCCAGGCATGTTCCTGAACGTCCGCGCTGCTGCCGGCACCTATAACAAAGGCCAGGCACTGGCTATCTCTAACGGTCGCGTCACTTCCGGCGGCACTGCATCCGCAGTCCTTTTCGTGGAAGAAGACAAAGCGACAACTGTTGCTGCAGGCGATCTGCTGCGCGTAGTGGTCAAGTAAGGAGACCGATTAATGTTTGTATATTCCAAATCACTTGGCGAGAAGACTGGCAACCTGGAAGTAAACCAGGCTCAGTTTCGCGCGCTGCAGGCCGAACGTAACGCTACCGCCCAGGCGGTTGCTGATTTTCTGTCTCGCACCCAATGGCGTGGCGCTGCTGAAGATACTCCGACGCTGAACGCCGTTAACGCGGTTGATGATATCCGTCGCCTGTACCGTGCGTACGATACCACCGTGACACAGCAGTTCGAACCCAACACGCAGTTCACTCTGCTGAACGACCTGATGCCGCTTTCCCGCTCTGTACGTATCGAGCAATCCCGTTACGACTACGCCCGCACCGGCGGTCGTGGTTGGGCACACACATCAATGTCCGGCCAGATTGGCGCAGCGCTTGACGCTCGCGTCTACACCTTCGACGGCACGATGGTTCCGATCCACGATTCCGGCTTCAAGTTCAACTGGCGTGACCCAATCTTCAACAGCCCTTCGGCCCTTCAGTCTCAGGCTGACGCTCAGCGTGGCTCCGTGGAAGATGTTCAGCGTCAGTACGTTGACTATATGTGGGACGGCTACCGCGACGCGGCTGGTAACTACGCAGTATTCGACGGCCTGACCTGGAAGGGCTTCCGCGCTGATGAGCGTGTCGCTCAGGTGACTCTGAACGTTAACATGGCGACCAGCACCGACCCGAAAGCCATGCGCGCCGAATCAATCCGTCTGCGCGATGTGCTGAAGCTTGGCAACTACCAGTACGGCCAGCAGACCTGGTATGTGTCATCTGAAATCATCTCCAACTGGGAGCAGTATTACAGCGACAACTTCCAGTCCCGCACCGTGCTGCAGGAACTCCTGACCCTGACCGGCATCGCGGCCATTAAAGAAGACGCGAAGCTGCAGGGGAACGAAATCCTGATTGTTCCGCTGCAGGCTGGCGTAGTTGCTCCGATTGTAGGCCAGGCCATCGGTACCGTTGCCGACCCGCGCCCGTTCTACAACAGTGATTACATCTGGCGCACCTGGGGCGCAATGGGCCTGATGGTCAAAACCGACATCAATGGTCACTACTCCGTAGTCCACGCCACCGGCGAAGCGACCAGCTAAGGAAGCGATATGGCACTGGTAAAAGTTATCTCATCAAACCTTTTTGCCGGTGCCAATTTCCAGAAGCTGGAGATTGGCCCTGAGGTAGAGGTTGCCAATTCAATCGCCGAGCGATGGGTTAATGCCGGGCTGGCTGAGTACCTGGAAGAGCGCCAGCTGGAAGTCGCTACGCCCAAGCGCGGACGGAAACCCAAAGATAAGGAGTGACCATGGCTATCACGCCAATCACAGCAGCGCAGGTTAAACAGCAGCTGTCATCCCTAGGTTACTCCATCCCTGATTTCATCATCGACGCATATCTCTGCAAGCTCAGCAGCATTGAGCAGTGCCTGGAGGCGTCTGGCTACGACGAATGTGACGTCGTGCTGATTCAGGTCTATGCCGTCTCTCTCATGGCCTTAACGGCATACAGTCAGCGCATTAAATCGCAGTCAGCGCCTTCAGGGGCGTCGCGGTCGTTCGACTACACCGGCGATGTGCTTTCGATGCGTGATGCGCTCCTGTCACTGGACAAGAGCGGATGCACGGCATCGCTGCCGATAGATGTGGGTAGTCGCGTTGGCTTCTTTGATGTCGTTGGAGGTTGCTGATGTGTGAGAAAGAGCAGAAGCCCAAAAATCCCGACGAGGAGCCGTGGGAGCATGAGGATTACCACCTATGAGCTCAGTAGCTAACTGGTCATACACCGCGACAGCGACAATCTGGCGCAAGCTTGATGGTCAGGACGACTACGGCGACCCGCTCGGTTATGCAGCGCCTGAGCAGATTCTTTGCGGCTATGAAGGCGGCCTGAGCAAGCGCATCGGCGGTATTGGTTCAGAAATCGTTGCGAAAAACACAATCTGGACTGAGTACGCACTGGCTAAGGCTGGCGATTATGTGCTGATTGGCATTTCCGACCTGGCTGACCCGAAAGAAGTCGGAGCTGATGAGGTTCAGCAGGTGCTTCGCTATGAAGACACCTTCGAGCGCATCGCCGACGACTACGCCATCATAACAGGAGTCTGATATGGCCGGTAAAGTTCGCGGCATTGCCCAGGCGAAAGCTAATCTGGACGCGCTGATTAATGACGTGCAGGGGCGCAAGGTCGTCAGGGCCGTGCAGTCAGCACTGTTAATCGGTGGCGCGCAGGCAGCGTTATACACCCCAATCGACACATCAACGCTTCTGAACAGCCAGTTCCGGGAGATTGACGCTAACGGCACAAAGGTAACCGGCAGGGTGGGCTACTCGGCCAACTATGCGGTTTACGTTCACGATCCGAATGTTCCGCAAACCTTCCGCCGCGCCACAGCCCGCAAAGAGTTCCTTACCAAGGGCTTTGAGGACACCAGAGACCAAATCGACCGGGTTATGAAGCAGGAGCTGTCTCTATGAATCCGCCAATGCATACGCGCGTGCGCAACTACTTCATGAATGCTGGCCTGACGGATGGCTTTAAGGTTCAGCTGCTGATGTGGACTGACTCAGGCACTGAATCTGACCGGTTCATGGTGTTTCGTCCAAATGGCGGCAGCAATATTCGCAATGGCCTCGGCAACGAGCAGTACATCCTGGTCGAAGTTATCGGCGCAAAAGGTGGCAATGCTTTTGTCGATGAGCGCGTGCAGCAGATTGTCGATTACGTCCAGCAAAACCCCATGACCGATGATTGCGTCGGTTATCTCCAGAATATGGGCGCTATGCCCGCACCAGTTCTTACAACCGAGGGACGCCTTGTCTATCGGCTTCAATTCGTCGCCACCTACGGCGAGTAATTAAACGTCAAAGAGGAAGTAACATGGCTAATTGCCCAACCAGCAACGAACGTTTGTTCGGTGGCGCTATTGTGCTTGAAGTTGCCGACGGCTGCCCGGACACCGTGCCGCTTGAGTCGGAATGGAAAGCGCTGGCCGCCGGTACGTCAAAAGGGTTCGACTTCAGCCCCAACACAGTGACAAGTGATGCAGATGACGGTGGTGGTTACGTTGAAACAATCGTAACAAACTCGGATTTTACCATCAGCTTTGAAGGTGAGGTGCGCAAAAACGACAAGCTCGACCAGTACGGAATTGGTCGCTTGGTTAAGTATTACAACACGGAATTAAAAGCCAGACGTCAGCCTGGCATTTGGGTGCGAATGGAGTATGGCCCGGTCATATTCAAAGGATATATGAATATCACCGCGCTGAACTCAGATGGTGGCACCAATGACATCGTAACTATCTCCACTGAATTCAAGGTGGGAGATTCAAGAACCATTCAGGTTCTCGATAACGATGAACCCTCCAGCTAAAACACTGCGGGGCGAAAGCCCCCTTTCTGAGACAGAGACATGCAGGTTCTGATAAACGGAATTCCCTACGAGCCAGCGTTAGCTCGCTCATCTGGCATTGGTATTGCGATCACTACGCACAACCGCCCCGACGTACTGGCGCGCGCACTTGAGCAGCACCAGAAACATCTGCCGCCCGGCGCGGTGGTTGTGATTGTCGATGATGGCTCTGCTCCGGCTGCCGTAGCACCAGAATATGCAAGGCTTATCCGGCACGAACAATCTCAGGGCATCGTGGCATCCAAAAACGCCAGCATTGAAGCCCTTATTGATGCCGGTTGTGAGCATCTGTTTCTGTGGGACGATGACGCATGGCCGATTGCAGATGGCTGGCATATTCCGTATATCGAGTCTCCTGAGCCTCATCTTGCGTATCAGTTTCTCGACCTGGCAGGGCCGCGAAAGCTGAATGACCTTTCAGTCCTGTACCGCGATGAAAGACATATCGCCTACACCGGGCAGCGCGGCGTGATGCTCTATTACCAACGGAGTGCGATTGAAAGGGTCGGCGGGTTCGACCCGGTTTACGGGCGCGGAATGTACGAGCATTCAGACCTCGCACTGCGAATTCATAATGCAGGGCTTACATCATGGGCATATGCAGACGTTACCGGCTCTGAGAAGCTGATTTACTCCCTGGATGAGCATGAGTCGGTAGAGCGCTCAGTACCCAAGCCAGAACGCGAGCGTCAGGTCAGCAACAACGTAAAAATACACAACGAGCGCCGCGACTCCGGTTATACCGGGTGGGCACCATACCGCAGACAATGTAATGCCGTCATCACAACCTTGCTGACCAGTCATCCTGACCCGCAGCGAGGAACCAGGATGAAGCCAGAGCAGTCGCTTGTCTCCAGATGGTCAGAATCGATTAAAGGTGCCGATGCGGTCATTCTCGCTGACGAGTTTGAATACTCACCTCCAGGCCAGACGACGGTTCGCGTGCCTGTTGTGGATATGAATGTTTACTTCCGGCGCTGGCTGCATATCTGGCAGCACCTTCGAGACCATCCTGAATATCGGTTCGTCTGGTGCACCGACGGGACAGATGTCGAGATGCTTCGCGAGCCGTGGAGTGAGATGCATCCGGGCGTGATTTATGTCGGCTCTGAACCAAAGACATATTCCGATGAGTGGGCCATCAATAATCATCCTGAGCGCGTGTATCAGTCATTCCTGAAGCAGTACGCCAGTGACACCATGCTGAACGCCGGATTGCTTGGCGGGTTACGCGAAGATGTCATGGAGTTTGCTCACCGCATCGTGCGGCTTTACTACCGCATCGAGTCAGAACGATTCTGGAAGAAAGAGGGAGCCGCCAGGGCGGTTGGCGACATGATCGCATTCGGCATCGTGGCGAAGTCGTTCGGTGACCGAGTGATTACCGGCCCGAAAGTGCACACGGTGTTTAAGACCAACGGCATCGGCAAGGAAACAGCATGGTGGCAGCACAAGTAACATTCGCGGTGGTAGGTCATCACCGACGCGCCGAGCAGGCTCACAGGCTTGCTGAGAGCCTTAATGCGCGGCTTTTTATCGATGATGCCGACCACGGAGCCAACTGGAATCACCTGAGAGCAATCAAGTGGGCTGCCGGGCAGCCATCGCGAGTAGTCGTGCTGGAAGATGATGCCCAGCCGGTGGATGGTTTTGCAGAACTAGCGGCTGAATGGTGCGCCAGATTCCCTGATGAGCTAATCAGTTTTTACCTCGGCACTGGTCGCCCGCCGCAGTATCAGCAGCAGATTGCTGAACGTCTTATCGCCGCTGACAAGTGCCGTGCAGATTACATCACCCTGAACCGGCTTATTCACGGCGTCTGCTATGCGCTGCCAGCCAGCGGAATTAACCGCATCCTGATGAACTGGAGCCAGCGCAAACCGGCGGACTATGCCCTCGGCGACGCATGGGGAAGGGATGTTGTTTACCCTTGCTATTCCCTTGCAGACCATGCCGACGAGATGCCCGTGGAAAAGGCTTTCGACGGCCTGCCGAGAACCGAGAGAAGAACAGCGTGGAGGCTTTATCGGTGAATACCCCGCTTAAAGAGATTGGCGAGTGCCTAATCAGCGTTGACGGTAATGATTATTTCTTCCGGCCTTCATTTGTGAACATGTCACGCATTGGCGAACCGGATGAAATTGTTCAGGTGTTTTACGACCTGCACAACGATGAAGTAACCAGCCTGGTTAGTCGAGCTGTTGAGGCTTACGGATACGTTCCGCAATGGCTCATCAGCCACATCAAGACTACCAGTTACGGCCGCAAGGCGTTTCTCGCTTCAGTGGTTGTTCTGAATGCCTGTTGTGAAAAAGACGCTGGCCCATTGACCGGCGTATTCCATCCCTCGAAAGGCAACGGACGCACATTTAAGATTCGCAAAGGTGCGCTACCTGAATCTGACATGCTTCTGATTGCGCAGTCACTGATGACTCATGGTGTTATCGGGAAGGCTAAGGTTCGCAGGCTCCAAAGGCATGAAAACGGGGAGACCAGCACTGAGTTCCGCGCCGTCGATTACATCGTGGCCGCGCAGGCACATTTCGGCATGACCGAGCAGGAGGCTGGCAATCTGACAATGACCAAGTTTCAGATGCTACTGGCAACCAAATACCCTGAGCAGAAAGGTTTTACTCGCGAAGAGTATGATCAAGTAGCAGATGATTATCTTGCCAGGAAGGCCAGGCGTTTGTCGCAAGCGGCGTAGCCAACTCAGGCTGGTTTTTTGCTACCAATAATGGCGGGTAAGTCATGCGGTCTTATGGTGTTAAGATGTTTCTGATTGCAATCAATGGAAACATAAAAAATGAAAAAGGCATTGGCTTTAGCCGCAGTAGTAATGTTGTTAGCAGGATGTAGCTCACGCGTGGCCGATTTGACCGTGGCGAGTACCAAAAACTACAACCTCAATTCAAACAATTTCGTTAAAGGTGCTCGCGTTCAGGGAGAAGACTCGGCTCCCGTGGTAATTTTCCCTCTCGGCATTCCCAATGTGAAGACTGCTATCGACAGAGCTATTGAGAAGAATCGTTGCTCAGTTGCGCTTTCTGATGTCGTTGTGACTCAGTTCAACCACTCTTTCCTGTTCGGCAAGTTTGGCTTCATTGTTGAAGGAACTGAGGTGATTGACCGTCGCCAGCCCGGTTGCGAGAACGCGAACTAAAACAGAGCCACCTACGGGTGGCTTTTTTGTATCAGTTGGTATGCAATCCCCCGCAAGTTTCCCTCCCGTTGGTTGATAAGTGATCTTTTGCTGTTATGATCTCGAGTAAAAATAGTGAGACCTTGAAAGTTATCATGAGCAAAAAAGGGATATTAATTGGCATTGCGATGATATCTGCATGTTTGGTTGGTTCAGTCTTTCTAGTTTCCTCTGAGGACGCGCAGGGTGCCGCAATGGTTAGCGCTTGCGATGCCCTGACCAAAAGTCAAATGAAGTCACCATCAACATATAAAATGTTGGACTCTTTATTTGAAATAAAGAAAGTTGATAAAGAGCATATCTCTGCCAAATTAAAGCAGATAGATAACGACGCCATAAGCCAAGGTGTTACCAAAGGCTATTTTAGCCTGAGTGAAGGAAAGGCTTTTGTTGATTTTGAAGCACAAAACTCCTTTGGAGTGCCATTAAAAGGCACCACGCAGTGTAACTTCAACATCTATGCTGACTCTTGGGCATCTCTTGAATCGGCAACGGTGGGTGATAGGGATGTGAGCATGGCTGATATAATTATCACATCATCTGAACACAAGGTTGATTCAGGATTTTCATCAAAGCTTAAATATCTTAAATTAAAGATTCTTCAAAAAATCTGATTTATACACAGCCAAAACCCGCCAATGTGCGGGTTTTTTGTTTTCTGGAGACCACCGATGGCCGGAGATAAGCAGTTAGGTAACATCGTCTACCAAGTGGAAATGGATGTTGCTCAGCTCATTGCAGCGCAGCAAAAGGTTAATCAGCGTCTTGACCAGATGGATGGTAGTTTTAATAAGTCATCTCAATCCGCTGGTCGTTTCGAGGGCGCATTAAACAAGGTTGGGCTTGCTATTGCTGGCGCTTTCACAATAGAAACGGCCAGGCGGTTAATCGAAATTGGCGATCAGATGAATACCCTGCAAGCCAGGGTTGCGCGCCTGAGTCCAAGCGTTGATGCTGCCAAAGAGTCAATGAAGGCTTTGTCAGCTATTGCCTCTCAAACCGGGAATAGCCTTTCAGATACTGAGCGACTTTGGGAGACTCTCACCTCAGCCCTGAAAGAAACAGGCGCAACAAATTCACAGATTCTTTCCCTGACTGACACACTTCAAAAAATAGGCACTATCGGCGGGTCGTCTGCTGAGGAAATGTCTAATGCCCTGCGACAGTTCGGGCAGTCAATTGCAGGCGGTGTTGTTCGTGCTGAGGAGTTCAACTCCATTCTTGAGCAAATGCCGGAACTGGCAAGGCAGATAGCGGCTGGTTTAGGTATTTCGATTGGTCAGTTAAGACAGCGGATGCTTGAAGGCAAGCTAACCGCTCAGGACGCGCTAAACGCTATCCAGAAACAGTCGGAGAGTGTTAACGCTGAATTCGACAAAATGCCAGTTAGCATCGACAGAGCTAAAAACAGTCTCGATGTTGCCTTTAAAAACGCAATAAGCGATCTGAACCAGGCAATAGGTCTGACATCCACACTTGCCGGATTAATGCAAAGCGTTGCTGATAACCTTAATTATTACAATAACAACGCAGGTGATGCCGGAAGGATGCCAAAGCTTATTAAGTTGCAGCAAGATCTTAATAAGGAAGTTCAGGAAGGGCAGCGCTGGTATGAAAGCGATGCTGTTTTTCAGCAAAGAAGAGGACAAGCTGCTTTTGAGCTTAAGCGCACAGAGCAGGAAATAGCCAGCATTCGTGCCAAGGCTGCAAATGAAGCCAAAAACAATCAAGGTTTCAAAAGCCCTTCAACCAACGGTGATGATGCAGCTACCCAAAAGCTTGTCAAAAACTCGGAACGCAGATTAGCACTAGCCAAGCTTGAAGGTGAGGCTCGCGCACGGTTGCAGGCTCAATATGATGCGGCAGATGCCGGGATTACTGACCAGAAACGAGTGAAGGCACTACAGGACGAGTATGCCGAGACATACCGGGTAACTGAAGCAAGAAAGGAAAGCAACAAGGAAGGCAGGCAGTCTGCCAGCCAGGCTGAGGCGATAGCGCAGAAACTGGAGGCGCTGAAACAACAATCAGAACTTGCTGCTGATTCAACAGGAGAATTAAGCAGAGAGCAGGCGATGCTAAATGCTGAGCTTTCTCTTGGAAAAGGTGCTACCCAGGCTCAAATCCAACAGGCAAGACAGTATGCTGCGACTAAATGGGATACAGCCAATGCCATTAAGGCACAGGCTGCCGCTGAGAAGCTACTCCCGGAAGCGCGAGAGAACGCCAGCTATAAGCAAGACGTGCAAGACCTGAATACTGCATTGTCTGCGAAAAAAATAAGCCAGGAACAATATAACCAAACTTCAGAGAGACTTGAGGCTGAGCACCAAGCTAACCTGGCAAAAATACGCGCTCAGCAAGCAGTTACGCCGCAACAGGAAGCTGCAGGCAGTGTTGATCCAGTTCAGCAGTTAGTGAATGAAAACACCAGAAAGCTTGCTCTCATTCAGCAATTCGAGCAGCAAGGCGTTATCTCACATCAGAATGCGCTTGCTTTACAGGCAGCTGCTGATCGTAAGTATGAACAGGAACGCATTGCTGCTCAGTGGGAAATATGGCGAAACCAGAGCGCAGGAAACGAAGCACTTGCTGCGTCATTCGATGCACTTGCTGGTAACGCTTCAAACGCACTAACAGGAATAATCACAGGAAGCATGAGTGCTGAAGGCGCTGCCAGGTCGCTGGCAAGCACGGTGCTCAATAGCCTGGTTAACTCCTTCGTCCAGATGGGTGTTGAATGGGCTAAGAACGCCATCATTGGAGCCACTACTCAGCAGGCCGCCATAGCGGCAACTACAGCCACCCAGGTTAGCGCTCTTGCCACCACAACGGCGGCAAGCACCGCATCAGCAGCTGCCACGACAGCGGCATGGACACCTGCAGCTATCGTCGCATCTATCGGGTCATTCGGTGGTGCCGCTGCGGTTGGGCTTGGCGCTGTCGTAGCAGCACTCGCTCTTTCTGGAAAGCGCAAAAACGGGGGCCCGGTATCAGCGGGTGGGATGTATCAGGTAGGCGAGGGCGGGATGCCGGAGATTTACCAGGCCAGTACCGGGAAGCAGTACATGATCCCCGGTGACAATGGCCGGGTGATAAGCAACAAGGAGATGACGGCGGGGGCAAGTGGCGGGGTGGTAATCAACATCCAGAACTACACATCGTCCTCTGTAGATGCTAAGGCCGGAGCTGATGGCAATGGCGGTGTGACCGTGGATGTAATCGTCGCCGACCTGAACAATGGCGGTCCAATCAGCAACGCCATAACCAGCAACATGAACGTTAAACGCACGCCAAGAGGACAAGGCTGATGGCTATTATCGACTATCCCGAATGGCTGCCGTTGGCGCAGAAAGCCAGCAAAAATATGACCTTCGACACCGGGTTTCAGACTGACCAGCCAGCAGTCGGCCCGGCTATTTTCCAGAACCTTACTGACGACCTGAAAACCACATGGTCGCTGACGTGGATGTTCACGCTGGACCAGGAGCGGGCTTTCCAGCAGTGGTTACGTAGCCCTAACTACCTTAACCGCGGCGTTAACTGGTTTCGCATGCCCATAAACATCGGCGGCAGTGGCCTGCAGGTTCAGGAGCTTCATTTCACGCAGATGCCGGTGCAAACCAGTATAGACGGCGGCGTGGTGACCTGGACTGGTACCGTTATAGCCAACCACCTCTATAACCCTGACGACGAGTTCGACGACATCATTGTTGAGCTGCCGCCGCCGTGGGATTCGTGGCTGGATATCGTTGTAACGGGTTATCCTGACAACAGAGACCCAGAATCACTACCGAGGGTGCCGTAATGCCGTCCTTTCGTGAATACAAACAACAGCGACCGACGCGCGGGCTGTACGACACCATCACGTTCTACCATCCATCCTTTGGCTATGTCCGCCTGGTCGATAAGCAGTTCTTTCCCAAGACACTTGGCGGCCAGGTATACACCCCGGCACGATTTGAAATCGAAGAGAGCCAGCAGAGCGGTACTCCGGTGATCGACGCGACTGTGAAACTTGGCCGCCTTTCATCGGACATCAAAGCGCTGATGAAGAAGTGGAAGGGGGCAGCCAGGCTGACGGCCATCACAGCCACACGGCAGATATTCGACAGTGGAGACGTGTCTGCACCGATTAAGTCGTGGCAACTGTACGTCAAGACTGTAGACATCGACGCAGATGCTGCATCAGTGACCCTCTCAGTAACTAACCCCCTAAACAACAACATAGGCCGCCTTTATGATCCACAGGAATACACAGGGCTTCAGTACCTCTGATTTCGTCAGGCGGGTTATTGGCGTGCCGTGGGCGAACCGCGCCTGCTCGTTCGAGAAAGTAGACTGCTGGGGTTTGGTTATTCTTTATTACCGCCACGTGCTCGGTATTGAGCTACACCAGACACCGGACTACGAAGCCGGCTCTGACTTCTTCACCTGTTATCAGGGCGACGTCGTATTCTGGCGTCAGGTCGAGAAGCCTGTTGAGGGCGGGATATTCGTGGGATACCGAGGCGCGCAACCGGCGCATGTTGGACTGGTGCTCAACAGGCAAGCGTTGCACTCTCGCGGCGAGAACGGAAGCGTGCGTGCAGACTCTTTGCTGGTCATTCAACGCGCATTTACCAAAGTGGAATTCTACGAATATGGCTCTGATTGAATTAAGTCGTTTCCCGGGAACGCCAAAAGAACGCTACAGGGTGCCAAATGGCACCCTTTTTTATGACTGGCTGGCGGCCAATGACGCCACCTTTCACCGTGACCTGCTTATCATCCGCAATGGCGTGAAGCTGAGGGACGACGATGAGCTGGCGTTTGAGCTGAGCGAGCTGGACAAAATCCAGATCTTCGACCAGCCAAAGGGCATCGTAGAAGATATTCTTAGCCCTATCTTTAAAGTGGTTGGGCAGGTTTTTTCCTTTCTTGCGCCAAAGCCAGCTATCGCAAACACTGGCGGGAATACAGTAGATTCTCCAAATAATAGCCTTACAGGACAGACTAACACCGCGCGCGTCTATAAAGCCAAGCCGGATATTTATGGTCAGGTGAGGTCATTTCCTGACCTTATTCAGGAATCTGTTTTCGAATATGTGCGTCAGAATGATAAAGATGGCGGACTGAAGTACGTGACAGAATGGATGTGCGTCGGAATCGGTAAGTACGATTATGAGTCTGTGCGCTACTCTGAATCGAGTCTGGGCTCGCTGGCTGGGGCTGAATATCAGTTTTATCAGCCCGGTGAAGTCATCCCCCAAATCGTCGAGGGATATGGCTTCGATGACGTAGATGGACAGGAGGTGCCTGGGCAGAACGAAGCGGGAGATTTCCCGATAGAAACGGCGACGGCAAACACAGTCGTCAGCGGGACATATTCCGGCGGCCAGATAGCCATGAAAATCGTGAAGCAATCCGACTTCGATTATTTCATGGGGTTAGTGCTGCCGCATGCCGTAACATTCACCATTAACGTTACGTACAGCACGGCTTCTGGCAATGTCACTACTGATGCTACTTTCTCTGGCACCCTTATCTCCGCTGTTGAGACAAACGATGGGGCGGTTACTAATCCTGTTCGCTGGTACACTTTCACGATGAGCGACCTGCAGGGCCCTCAGGACATCCCGGCAAATGCCACCATCAACACTACGAAATTCATTCTCAACGACAACGAAGCGCTTGTTGTGGGGCCATTCTTCTCGCCAGTTGAATCTTCTCAGCTCTGGCTACACACGCAGTCGAGCCTGGGTGGTAAAAAACAGACGAACTGGAAAGTTGTTATCTGGAAAATCGACGATGATTACAACCAGATCCCCGGCACTACGCAGACATTTACTTATTACCAGGGAACGCCGCACGACCATACGAGCGAAGTGTTTTATCGCACAGATAAGATAACCCCGTCAGGTGGCTTTGGTAAGTATGCGATCAGCTTCCAACGCACTGATAACTCCAGCGATGCCTCGGTGCTAAAAGTTGAAGAAATCCACGCCATTAATATCAGAACGAACGTTGTTCATCCTACTGATACGCTGGTACGTGTCAAAGTTCGGGCGACAGAAAACGCGCTGGGAAGTCGCGAACGCAAATATAACGCTCTCGTAACGCGCCATACCATCACTTACAACCTGAACACGCAGACTGTGGATTACACGCTGCGACCGTCTCGCTCGTTCGCTGATGCTGTGGCGCATACCTGGCTCATCATGGGCGAGCAGTCGGTCAGCAGCATTGACCTGTACGGTCTGTACTCTATTGCTGAGAGTCTGCCGGATGAGCGCCTGGGCTACTTCGACTACACCTTTGACGACGAAAACGACTCGCTCGGTGACCGCGTGCAGGCAATCTGTAATGCGGCATCGGTGGTTGCTTATTGGGACGACGGTGTACTTACATTCACACGTGACCAGAAAGTCGATTATCCGGCGGCAGTATTCAACCGGGCCAACATGAAGACGGACGAGTACAAAATGACGTACGAAGCCACGCTACCGGGTGGCTATGACGGTGTGCAGGTGTCCTATGTCCACCCGACCACCAACAATAAGACGTACATCAACTACCGCGTGCTGAACGGCGCTATCGTCGAGCAGGAAGCAGAGAACCCCAACAAACTGGAGATTGTCGGATTCCGCAACGACTATCAGGCGCGTGAGAGGGCGATGAGGGAAGTTAAGCGGCTGATTTACTCGCGTGTGAAGATGAACGCAAAAGTTTTCGAAGATGGCATTATCCAGGTGGGTAGCGTCATTCAGATGCCGGACATCTACGACAGCAACCAGCAGCAGGGGTATATCACCGGGCGCGCCGGGAACAACTTCGATACCAGCGAGCCAATTACATTTACCGGCTCGATGTATGTGCTGGTCACAGACAGCATGGGAAATCCGACGTTACGCTACCCAGCTTCGCCTCGAACGGACACCAAATACGGATTCACCGCGGCAATACCAAACATTCAGCTCAATATCTGGAATGGAGACACTGTGCAGCTTCCGTCGCGCTACCTAATTGCGACAGTAGAAGAACTGGACAGCCAGCTATGGACGGTAAACAGCATCAAGCCAAATACCGATAACACCGTCTCACTGACAGTCTCAGAATACAGCGACTCTATCTACTCATAAGACCCATTCAACCATCACAACCCGGCCAACGCGCCGGGTTTTTTTATGGAAAAAATATGGCTACGCAACCTACTAATAATCCAGTACCGAGCGAGTCCCCGCGCGATCTTAAATTTAACGCAGGGAAAATCGACGAGTTTGTTACCTCTCTTGTCACTACGTACATAGACCGTTTCGGTAACGAGCATTACACCATTGAGGGGCTGCGCTGGCTGGCGCAGCAGGCTATCGCGCAATACGGATGGATTCCTGTCGGCACATTCCAGGCCGGTACAACATTAACGCTGCCCAATCAGGTTCTGAAAGACATGACGGACGGTGAATATTACCGCTGGGATGGTGCGCTGCCCAAGGTTGTTCCTGCCGGATCTACGCCAGCATCTACAGGCGGAACGGGTGTAGGGGCATGGATAAGCGTTGGAGATTCAGCGTTAAGGTCAGCGCTGGCGAGTAGTGACGGATTCTCCTTAATTGGTGAGTTAATCTCTGTTGCTGATTTTTCAAAAATAACTCCAACTGACAAAAAGAAAGTGCGTCTTCGCGGCTGGTACGCCGTCTCAACAGTAGGTGCCGGGGATTTCTATTATGATTCCGCATCTCCAAAATCGTTACACGATGGCGCGATTTATATTTCTCCAACGGTACCATACGCGAATGCTATTGATTTTATAAATGGCGCAGGCGAATCAGACCCTTCAGGCACTGGATGCTGGGTGCGTTCAAATGTAACTGAAATACAATTTTCCTGGTGGGCTCCGCAGTTTCTTGAACATCACTCATCCGCGCTTCAAAAAGCCCTGGATAAAGCCAAGCTTTTACGATTAGATATTTATCTGCCGCCGGGTGAGTTCATTCTTCGCAGTAAGGTGACTTACGACTATTCTTCTGGGGTGACATCTTCATCTCCCAGAGGTGGCAACATAATTGGTTCAGGAAGCAAAAGAACAGTAATTATTCAGGATGTTCAGTCTGGGGGCTTTCCTTCTAATGGAGTCGCACTCCAGATAACAGGAAGTTTAGGAACATCTGATTACCAAATTGACAGGTTTACATTAAAGGGTATGAGTATAAGAGGTAACGGAACGGTGGCTTCAGGTAATAATAATACCGGAACGTTTCTTGTTATGGAGAGGATGGTTGGGTTCACAATAGAGGATATATTCTCCAATAATCTGTATAGGAGTCTAATTATTCAAGACTCTCTGTACGGCTCGGTAAGAGATTGCAGGATAACGTCCAGTGTGGAAGGCCTCCTGATGAGAAAGCTCAACTCTGTTACCGGTGTTAATGTTGTAACATTTGAAAGGGTGGACTTTATTGACTGTTGGCACCTTTGTTTACAAGCGGTAGAGTCCCAGCAAGTCGTTATTGACAACTGCTCTTTTGAAGCAAATGGCAACAGAGATACAGCAGGAACGGCTTGTATCATCGCTCGTAGAATTGGGTCGGCAGGCGGCGTTGGGGTTGATATCCGTAATTGCTATTTTGAAAACAACAATATGAGGGATGTAGCGATCGCTTATGATATCAATCTGCCCTGCCAGGCAAGCATTAGAAATTGCAATTTTGCAAAAACTTCATCCAATGCATACTCAGGAAGAATTGGCGTCACAGGTAGCGTAACTCCTACCGGCACTGCCTACTGCAAGTTAACTATGACAGATAACCAGTTTCTTGTAGGTGGGGATTATGTAGATGATCCCGTGAATAGGCCAGATGTATTTTTTAGCGGCTTTTCATTCACCAATACCGGCCCCGATAAAGTGAAATTTATTGATGAGAATAATGTAATAACTGCAGGGGTAGTAGTTACCTCAGCGGTTAACTACATTAAATCAAGAGGAGACTTATTTACTGCCAGGGTCGCTGCGGACGGAACGCTATCAGCAGCAGGATCAGCGAATGTTGTTTCAGTTTCAAAAACAGGAACTGGATTATACACCTTAACAAGCAATGTAAACCTTGATAAGGCGGTTTTTTTGACAATGTTTCATAACGGAAACGGTGGCGGTATACAAGTTACAAGCACTAATAATGTGGCAAGTGTTATCGTGAAAAACTCCAGCGGGGTTAACTCTGATATTGCGTTCACAGTAAAAGCCGTGCTTCTATGAATTCAAAATGAAAATTAATGGCCTCGCTAAGAGGCCATTGGTCCTACATTATTCTTTTGTTATAAACTAGCAGAGTGACATCACCATAGTGTAAAGTCTCGTCAGGCTTTCCAATTTTGTTTATCGTTCCATTAACGCAGAAGTCTAAATTATTTCTGCACTTACCTCCAATTGACGGAGATATGGCAATAAACTGCCTGTCAGGACTATTATCTATATAACTTTTTGACAGCCAAGATCTCATTGTCTGAGCCCTTGCTCTCTTCAAATCAATCGATCCATCTTTCTCACTGAAGTATACTGGAGTTACATGTATCTTACCGTTAGAAAACCAGGTAACTGTGTGCGTTAGTCTCCAGAAAGAACCATACCCAAACGAAAGGTTATTTTTATGTAAAAATCTCACAAAATCTACGGTTTCATCCTGCTTTTGATGTAACCCGTTAGGGGTGGCGGCATATGAGTAAATAGAGCTAACGCAATATAGCGCTATGATAGTCGAATAAACTATGCTTTTTAGCCTTATCGCTGATATTAGCGCCAGCAGTATAGCTATATACTGGATGTTAACAAAAAAACGCGCGCTAAGAATGCTTACGTCTGGATAGCTGAGAATAAATGAAGATATTATTCCAGCAAGGGAGAAGAAAAGCACCAATGAGAGATAGGTATTAACCCCTCCAGATCTGTACAGATTGTATATGGATATGCATGTTAAAACAAAAAACAAACAAAAAGATATGGCATATGCAAGATCATGCTGGATAATCAAGACGTTCAGCATCCTTCCCGTCAAGAATACCATCTGGACGCCATTTTCCAACATTACTGTAAGTGGCACCAATGAAAACTTGTGAATTGGTATTCCCAGGAATGATTGAATGATACCTGAGTACGCAGCTATAAATGAAATCAGATAAACTATCAGGTGCTTAACATTACGCTTGTCTTTATAAGAGATAAAAGCCGTCCCAATGATTAATGGTAAAAGATAGGATGCGTAGAACCACGGATCAGATACTCCTGCAAGAACAGACAGGAATCCAGATATGATGCTGAAGTAAACCTGGTTATTTTTAATAGCTAATAGTGATAACAGCACACAAAACATACCGAATGCATTGGTAGAGTTATGTGAAAATGGATGCACCAAAAAACCGTATGTATAAGAGAATGCCGGGCAAAGTAACGCAATCAAAATGGACAATGAGGAAATTTCATTACCCGTAGCAATCCTGGAAATTCCATATGAAGATAAAGCGATGGCGATTAGAAATAATGCGGTAGCAGCTATAACCACGCTTACATCAGTTGAGTCGAACAAATAATAAAAAAGGAAATGAACCGGATAGACAGTTAAATACCAACTATCTACCGTAGGAATCCAGTCCTTAAAAACACTCATTCCACTTTTAAGAAAATCAGGCCAGAATATCTGACTGTTAACTATGTCAGAGTCATAAGGCATATATTTTCTAGTTATCAATATTGATATTAATATGCATGCTATGATTATCGCATACCGCGACGTCCTAGATTTTATAATTTTTTCCATAATCATTAACCCTTATTTTTAATCAAATACCGAGGCCTTTTTTTAACCTCAACGTATATTCTTCCAATATACTCTCCGAGAACGCCAATACCGATAAGCTGAACGCCGCCCAGGAACAGGATTGAAACCAGAAGGGATGGATACCCGCGAACCGGGTTACCAAAGGCAAGCGTGTCGACAATCATCCACGCACCATAGATAAATGATATCCCGGCTACTAACAATCCAATGTATGTCCACATCCGCAAAGGGAAGGTTGAAAAGCTTGTAATACCCTCAAGCGCGAGATTCCACAGCTTCCAGCCGTTGAACTTAGAATCTCCTGCAATCCGTTCTGCTCGTGCGTATTCAACAACGTCAGTGCGCCCGCCAACCCAGCTAAGCACCCCTTTCATAAACAGGTTACGCTCTGGCATTAGCTTGATATTTTCTACTACATCTCGCGACATGAGGCGGAAATCACCGACGTTTTCCTCGATTCGTGGGTTGCTTATTTTATTGTGCAGCTTATAGAACATTTCAGCGCTCTTGCGCTTCAGGCGGCCATCTGTAGAGCGGTCTGTGCGTTTAGCCAAGACAACATCTGCACCAGCTTGCCAGCATTCAATCAGTTGCGGGATAACTTCAATCGGGTCCTGCAAATCGACGTCAATCGGAATCACCGCGTCGCCGGTGGCATGGTCCAGCCCTGCAAATAGCGCTGGCTCCTTGCCGAAATTGCGGGTGAATGATAGGGGCACAACAAGCGGATCTGACACGGCCAGCGCGTTGATAATCGACTCGGTGGCGTCTTTACTGCCGTCATTGATGAATACGATTTCCACCTCAAACGATTTGAGCGGTTCATATTCTCTGACGGTTTTATAGAAAATAGGTATTGTGTCTTCTTCATTGAAGACAGGAACCACAAGTGAAATCTTCATTTTGCTTCCCTGAAGACGATGTATTTCGAATAGATAAACCCGCACACCAGGCTGATTGCTGAGAATACAACCAGCGTAACCACGGGTGGTAGAGAGCATTCATCGGCAGCCCAGCCCACAGCCGCGCTAAGAGAACCCATGAAACCTACGTAAAGCATGTAGCGCGTAGTGGTCGTAGAACTGTTGAACGTAAAGCGAGCGTTTGCAAAGAAACTAAAGCTTACCGCAACAACGAATCCGCTGAAGTTCGCCAGCGCCTGGCTGGTTCCCAGCGCATAGAAGCACGTGGCAAATACCACCCAATGGATTAGCGTGTTGAGCACGCCCACAGAGGCGTACTTTGTAAAGAGCTTGAGCAT